CCACCAACTCGGTTTGATAAATTCGCTGATAATTGTGAATTTAGGGCGAGAGGGTTCGCATGGGTTGATCCGCAGCGTGAAATGAACGCATCGGTCATCGGCATGAACTCGGGTATTCTATCGATGCAAGATGTTGCCAACCAGTATGGCCGCGACATCGAGGATGTGATGGATCAGATCGTCCTCGAGAAACAGATGGCCGATGAGCGCGGCATCGACATTGCATTCCAACCGTTCGGCGGTGGCCAGTCGGGTTATGGCCCGATGAAGTTCATGCCGGCGATGGAAGAACCGGAGAGCGATGGCGATGGCGACTGATTTTCCCAAAAAAGGCGACGATCTCAAGATTTCTTTGCGGAACTCTGAATATCCGCAGTTCGATCGAGATTTTGCAGAGAACATCAAAGAGTTCAATCCCGAGGTTTGGGATGCCGGCGGCAACATTCGAGGCAATGATGCGTTCACCCTTTGGGGCAGAGCGCGTGATGGGTCGGAAACCGAGGGGGTTTTGGATTGGATCAAAGAGCGTGAAGCCTGGGCCGCGCGGCACTTTGGCGATGGTGAACAATTTGCCGGCGGCGACCTCGAGCCGAATTTGTCCAATGTTGGCGGCGTTATCGCACAGATCAAATGGGGCGTGATCGGCAACCTGGGCGAACAGGTGATGAAAGATGTCATCCTGGAATTGGTCAAAAAACTCGAGGGCAAAAAAGATCGAGCGATCGAGGATTTGAGCGACACCGCAAGAAAGACCCTCGAGAACAAGATCGAGGAACACAACGCCGATCACGGCGATGATCCGACAACCCGCGCAACCCTCGGAATGTTGTCCGAATGTTACTTTCGAGGCATTGGCGCATATAAGACAAATCCAGGCTCGGTTCGGCCTGGAGTGGCATCACCGGAACAATGGGCTATTGCTCGGGTCAATTCTCTGCTATTCTGTTTAAGAAATGGCAGGTTTCAAGGCGGCAAACACGACACCGATCTTTTACCGGAAGGGCATCCGGAATCGACAAAAGGTCAAGATGAGGAACGAAAAATGGATGAACAACGTCACATCAAGAACGTGACCGAAACCGATGATTCATATATCGTCGAGTTTGGCAAATCCGAAGAAATGCCAGAAGTTGAGGCCGAGGTCGATGTCGAGATCGAAGCCGAGAACGGTGGCCATGTCGAGGAAGAACGCAAAGCGCCGGCGGAAATGGAAACCCGCAAGTTGGCGATGCGTATGGATGCGGAAATGGATTCCGAGGATGATCGGCGGATGTCGATCTCGGTTTCCAGCGAGGCACCGGTCGATCGATCATTTGGCATCGAAATCCTGGATCACAACGATCGATCCATTGATCTTTCATTCTTAAACTCGGGCAACGCACCTTTGTTGCTCGATCACGATCCCGAGCGTCAAATCGGGGTCATCGAATCTGTAAACCTTGATTCCTCGGCGCGGCGACTCCGCGCGACGGTTCGGTTCAGCAAGGGCCAACTTGGTTCCGAGGTTTACGATGACGTTCGAGATGGTATTCGCAAAAACGTGAGTATTGGATACCAGATCGGACGTATGGAACGCGACGAAAGAGCGGAAGGTGGGAACACTTATCGCGTTCGTTCGTGGAAACCTTTCGAGGCAAGTATTGTTTCGATTCCGGCCGATGACTCGGTTGGGACGAATCGCAATGCTGAAATCGAGCAAACCGTAAACCCTATTCCGGCAAAAGCCGAAAGAAAGGAAACTAAAATGTCCGATCAAGACATCCAAGCGGTTGAGGCGAACGTTCGCGCAGAATACGCCAAAACTGTAACTGACATCCTCGAGTTGGGTGCAGCTAAAAACAAACGTGATCTTGCAGACCAGGCCATCAAAAACGGTCTATCTGTTGAGCAATTTCGCGGAATGTTGGCAGTTGCAACGGCCGATCAACCTTTGACCACCGCCGATGAAATCGGCATGGAAGCCAAAGAGGTTCGCCGGTTCTCTCTCATCAACGCGATCCGCGCAATGGCGAATCCGACAGACATCAACGCGCAACGCGCAGCACAGTTTGAGTTCGAGGCATCCGCCGAGGCACAGCGCAAACTTGGCCGCGAAACACGCGGTTTGATGATCCCAGGTGACGTTCTGCGTCAGTGGAGCCAGCGCGACATCAACACAACCGACGATGCGGCATTGATCGCTGAAGACCTACGCACCGGCGATTTCATCGACGTTCTGCGCAATGCTTCAAGCGTGATGGCGGCGGGTGCGCGTATGTTGTCCGGTCTGCAAGGCGATGTTGTCATTCCTAAGAAGACAGCCGCATCAACTGCAAACTGGATCGCAAGCGAAGGCACAGCGGCGACAGAAAGCGAACCAACACTCGGTTCGGTTACAATGTCGATGAAAACCGTTGGCGCGACAACAGATGTCACACGCAACATGATGCACCAATCGTCAATGGACATCGAGACATTGATCCGCGATGACCTTACACAGTCAATCGCATCTGCGATCGATCTCGGCGCATTGGCGGGTTCTGGTTCCTCTGGTCAGCCAACAGGTATCAAGAACACATCCGGCATCAATGCCCCAACAAACTTTGCCGCAGCGAATCCAACTTTCGCTGAAGTTGTAGCAATGGAAACAGCGGTCGCAGAAGACAATGCGCTCGGCGGTTCTCTTGCTTACATCTTGCCGGCCGGTATGTATGGCGCATTGAAAACCACAGCGGTTGACAGCGGCTCTGGCCGTTTCGTTGCTGATGGTGGTTTGATGAATGGTTACAACGCAATCGTTTCTAACCAGGCAACAGCCGGCGACCTTTACTTTGGCGATTTCAGCCAGCTATTGGTCGGGATGTATGGTGGCCTTGAGTTGATCGTTGATCCATACTCATCCAGCAAGTCTGGCGGCGTTTCGATCACTGCATTGCAATCTTGCGATGTTGCGGTTCGTCACGCGGTTGCATTCGCCTTCAACAATGATGGCGCATAAACCAAACACTGAGAGGGGCGGAAACGCCTCTCTCTCTTTATGAGGAAATCAAATGCCATATTTAGTTTTGAAATCATGTGTTGCCGGTGGCGATCGTCGAAGCGCGGGAGATGTTATTGATCTCGACGCATCCGAAGCCAAGGAATTAAAAACAGCCGGCCGAGTTTCCGAGGTGGAAAAAAAATCTGAGCCTAAAGTGGATCGGTCAGTGGGCCTGGAGAAATCGACAGCGCCTAAACCAAAGATTCGCGCCAAGGCGAAAAAGTAAGGATTGAGACATGGCGGTTGAATCTCTCGACGATCTGGCGGTTTTTCTGAGCGTCGATGATTTCGGCGTTGCGGCGACATATACGCCGACCGGCGGATCGGCCTCAACCGTCAACGGCATCTTTGACAACGACATCATCGAGGTTGATGCTGGGGGCAACGTCCCGATGGCGGTTCGACAGCCTCGGTTTCTTTGCCGCACCAATGACGTTTCCGATGCGGCCGAGGGCGATGCGTTGGTCGTAAATGCCACCAATTACACGATCCGCGTTGTGGATCACGATGGCACCGGAATGACCGTCCTGGCGTTGGAGAAAAATTGATGGCGCATATTCGAAAGTTGATCCGCGATAATATTGAAACAACCCTCACCGGCCTGGCGACCACCGGATCGAATGTCTTTGGCTCGAGAGTTTACCCAATACAAAGCGCCAGGATGCCTGGTCTTTGTGTCTACACCTCGAGCGAAACGATTGAGGCTCAAACGATCAAGCCGCCGCGTGGGTTGATACGTTCGCTCGAGGTGTCAGTTGAAGCATATGTTGAGAGCGCAACGGCGGATGATGTTCTCGATCAGATAGCGGCGGAAGTTGAGGCAGCGATGGCAACCGATCTCACTCGAGGCGGTTATTCCAAAGACACACGGTTCGTTTCGTTTGAGGCGGATTTTGCCGGCGATGGCGAAAAGCCGGTGGTTGTGGGTCGATTTATTTTTGAAATCGTGTATTCTACGCAAGAAACCGATGCCGAAACGGTCTATTAGATAGGAGACTGAAACAATGGCGAAACGCATTCAAGTTTATCCACCGACCGGCGGAATGCCGATTACGATAAACGCGCAAGATTTGGCATCATTCGAGGCCAAAGGATGGACGGACTCACCCCGATCATCCAAACCAAAGGCAACCAAAAAGGTTGTTAAAACTGAAACCCTTGAAAGTGAGGATTAAAAATGGCGACTTTTACCGGAAGCGATGGGGTGATCTTGGTTGGCACAGACCAGATTGCCGAAGTTCGTTCGTACTCGATCGATGAGACAATGGACACTCTTGAAGACACAGCGATGGGCGACACCTCTCGCACTTACAAAACATCATTGAAATCGTTCAGCGGTTCAGCCGATGTTTTCTTTGATGACACTGACACCGCCGGCCAGGGCGCGTTGACAGTTGGTTCCGAAGTTACTTTGAACGTCCAGTTCGAAGGCAACACCACAGGCGATCACAAGATGAGCGGTACAGTTCTCATCACGGGTCGCACAATCTCGGCATCGTTCGATGGCATGGTTGAGGCATCGATCTCATTCCAAGGCACCGGCGCGTTGACCGAATCAACAGTATCATAAGGGGAATTTGAATTATGGCGGCTAATTCGAAATCAGAGGGGTTGAGCGTAATTCAACGCGCAAAGAACCATTATCAAAACCAACCAATCAAGGAAATTGTTGTTCCTGAATGGGCGGATGAGGATGGAAATCCTTTCGTGTTTTACACTCGACCCTTCACCCTGCAAGACCAGGGCAAGTTGCAATTCGCGGTTAAGAACCAATCAGAAGCGGATGCACTGGCCGAGGTTCTTGTTCTCAAGGCACTCGATGCCGAGGGCAACAAGATTTTTCAGATCGGTGATAAAAAAGACCTACGGAACCAAGTTGATGCGTCAGTTCTTGCAAGATTGGCTAATCAAATCATGGGGTCGATGGTTGAGGATTTGGAAAAAAACTAAGGGAGAGCGAGGAACGGCAGTTCAAGTTTTTTCTCGCTGAGAAACTGGGCAAGACGGTCGAGGAAATCGAAACCGAAATGTCTGTTGATGAGTTTATGGAATGGTCGGTCTACATTCAGATTCAGAACGACCGGCAAAAACAGGCGATGAAAAAGAATGGCAATCAACAGAGTCGAAACCCGCTTAACCGCAAGAGATGAAACATCCCGTGCATTCCGCACGATGCAATCAAATCTTGGTAAGGTTGAAGCGGCATTTGTAAATGTCGCAAAGATCGCGGGTGCGTTGGGTACTGTTTTCGCCGGTGCTTTTGTTCGTGATCTGGTAAACGTCAACAAAGAGTTTCAAAGCCTGAAAGCCTCGCTCGTAACTTTCACAGGTTCCGTTGATAACGCGGATGCGGCGTTCAAGATTTTGCAAAAATTCGCAAAAGAAACGCCATTTTCACTCCAAGAGGTTGTTGGCTCTTTCAACCTCTTGGTTTCTCAAGGTATCAAACCCACCGAGGCGCAACTCGGTGCGTTTGCTGACATTGCCGGCGGTACATCGAAATCGATTATGCAATTCGCAGAAGCGGTAGCAGATGGGTCGATGGCGGAGTTCGAGCGCCTCAAAGAGTTCGGCATTAAGGCATCCAAAGAGGGGGATCAAATCACCCTCAGAATGGGCGACATCACCAAGGTCGTAAACAATGATTCGGCCTCGATCGTTCGGGCATTGGCTGAAATTTCGGAAGTTGCATTCGCCGGAGGCGCTGCGCGTCAGGCGGCAACTCTGGGCGGTGCGATCACCAATTTGCGCGACAACGTTGATGGATTTATGTTCCTGATTGGTGAGTCAGGGTTCGGCGCTGCATTGGCCAGTTCGATCAAGAAATTGAGCGATTTTGTCGATGGAAATGAGGCAGTCGCAAGGATAATATCCGACAGGATGACAAAGGGTTTGTTGATTTTTTCAGCGGCTCTTGATCTTGTTTTCCTCAATTTGTCCGACATCGGGAATGTTCTCGATGTTGTCTTTGGCGTTCTTATAATTAAGAAAATCCTTTCGGTTGGCAATCAAATCATAAAATTCACCAGGGCGATCATGGCGTCTCAAATCGCTTTGACCGCGTTGCGGATCATAACCGCGAATTGGAAACTCGCTCTTGCGGCGGTTGCAGCCGGCACTTTGGCCGCGACTTTTGCGACCGAAAATTTCAAGGATGAGATCAAGGCGCAAATCGTGAGTTTTATGGACGCGATTAAGTTTACAAGCCTGGTTGAAAAGGGATTGAGCGCGTTGGGCCTCGAGTTCCTTGATGTTGAGGCAGCGGCGGCCGAGTTCCGGCGAGAATCCGGAAACATGAACAGCCAGGCCGTAAAAGATGAGCGCACGTTGGCGCAATTAATTCCAACACTCGAGGGCGTTTCCGAGGGGCTTGATGGCGGCGGATTGTCGGCCACCGGCTTCAAAACCGCTCTTGAAGCTATGGGCAAAAAGATTTTCCCAGTTGAGTCGGCGTTGTCCGATTTGAAGGATGAGAAGTTCGCTTTGCAGACTATGGTCGAATCCGGCATCATCACGTTCGAGGATATGGAATCGACCCTCAACAGCCTGGCGCGTGAGGCATTGGGCCTGGATACCACGTTGAGCGATTTGAAAACTCAACAGAACGTTGCGGAGAAAGCATTCGCGGCGGGGATTATCACCGGCGATGAATACAAAAAGATCATCACTGGCCTTAAAAATGAGATGATCGATTACAACGCCGAGAACGAAAAGACATTCGGCGCGGGGGCCATCAAGGGCGTAAAAGATTATTACAATTCCATTTCTGACAACGCCGCGAACATGGCCGATTTCGTTGGCACCGCTTTTAGTTCGCTCGAAACAACTTTGTCGGATTTCTTTTACACCGGCAAATTGGATTTCGGCACCTTCACCGATGCAATCAAGCGCGGCCTGGCCGATCTTGCGGCAAAGGCGGTCATCACCACAGGTTTGAATTTCCTGGGAGATGTATTCCCTGGCCTCAAGTTCGCGGATGGTGGTTTGGTTCCTGGTTCCGGTGGGCCGCGTTCGGATGATGTCCTGGCGCGGGTTTCATCGGGCGAGTATGTCATCAAGGCGGCGAGTGTTTCCAAGTTCGGCGCGGGTTTCTTTGACCAACTCAATTCCGGCCAGATGCCAATGGGCGGCGGCGGTGGCGGCGGGGTGTCGATCGATGCCGGCATCATGGATGGATTGACCCCAGGGTTTTTCCTGGGCGGCATCATCAAAGGAATTGGGAACATTATTGGTGGCATTGTTGATGCAATTACCAACGTCATCAAAAGCGTTGTTGATATTGTCAAAGATATTGTCGGAGCGGTTACGCAAGCGGTCAAAGGGTTGGTCGAGGGCATCATGAGCGGCGACCTGGCAACCCTGATTGGGGTCGCATCGATGTTCATTTTGCCTGGCGTTGGCGGGGCCATCGCATCGAACCTGGCGAGTGGGTCAGGTTTCATCAACGCGGTGACAACCGGAATCGCGGAATCATTTTCGGCCGGCATCTTGGGCGGCGGTTCCTTATCATCGATCGCAACCTCGGTTGGTGTTGAGGCCGCAAAGGGTGTTTTGACAGATGGCCTTTCGGCGGCATTGTCCGACAAAATCCTGGACATCACCGGCGGCATGGCGCGTTCGAAGGGGTCATATGCTCAAGGTCGAGCCGACAGTTTTGCAACCCTTTACAACCAATCAGCGCCATATCTGGCCGCTATGACAGGCGCAAACGTTCACGGCGGCGACAATGTGCGCGTGGGCGAACGTGGGCCTGAGATGTTCATTCCTGGGCGCGATGGCACCATTGCACCGATCAAAGGCAACGCATCGGAACTCATCGGCGCGGTGAACGAAATGAAAGATGAAATCATAACCTTGCGCCGGCAAATGAGCCGGATGATGTCTGGTGGTCAACTCGCGGGGGCGCGTTAATAATGGTTGCAACAACTCTCGCGCA